TGCTTCCAATCAGTTAAATGGCAGCCTTTCCTGGCTGTCATCCTCTATTTTCACAAATCCATTCCTGTCCGTGTTGTCATTTAACTTGAGAAAAATGCACCGTATCTTATTCCCATTGAAGCTCTTCACCTTGTCCATCCGTTTCCCGCTCCCTTCCACCTGGATAATGCCCTTCCGGTTCGCCCAGGACAGGAAAGATGTACGCGAAAACCCGCCTTCCTTGCACAAAGCCGTAAAGGCCGTGGCATAGATGATGGCATATCCATTCTCAATCGTGCCCCACTTTTCCACGTTCTCCACTTTACCGTCAAATCTGGCCGGATTCATAGCCACCTTGTCCAGCACGTACTGGTAGCACCTCTCATTGTCGGACAGCTCATCACGGTCCACCAGGACCTCTCTGGCCTCCTCCAGACTTATGTACTGCCCGTCCTTGAACAGATAGTCCGTGGCCAGCTTGTCGGCCGTCAGGATGATTGACAGGGACAGGCTCTGCTTCTGCATCTTCTCATCATCTGCCAGCTGGCGCAGGAAGCCCCGCTGTATTTCGCGGATCTGCTCAACCCCAATGTCTTTGACGACATCCACAAACTCCTGGCCAGCATGGCCATAATTGTGTTTGACCAGCTCCGCAGTGGCCCCAGGATCGTCAAAAACCCGCTGACCGCACTCAATTTCCAGTATTCGGTTGATAGCGCCACCCTGGGTCACATAGGAGCTCAAAGGCCGTTCTCCATTGGTCAGAATACAGTTCTTCCAGTGGTTCTCCCGGTTCAGTCCCAGCTCCTTGTTGGAGCGGGTTTTGCCCTTTCCGGAGCACAGGTCATAGACCAGCCCCTCAAAGTTGTCCTCTATCTTCCGGTTCTTCTTGCTGGTATCATCCAGAATGAGGGGCAGGTTATTCAGCAGGTCGCAGATTGCTTCCAGCCCGACCTCTGTCCCCTTATAATCCTTAATATAGGCGCTCTCGTCCGGATCCGCCCAGACAGACGCAGCCAGCATCAGATCCACTGTCTTTCCACCTTCCGTTTCTCCCCAGAGGTCCACAAAGTACGGCAGACCGCCCAGGAGCTGCACCAGGACACTTGAAAAGGATGCCGCCAGCATAAACTTAACCTCCAGCCGGCCAATCCGGCGCAGCTCCAGCACATGCTCATACCACTTATTACGGCTTCCGGATGGCCCAATGCTCTCCGCTATCTGGCGGAACCGCACGTCCCCATCGAACACAATGTCCGTGTCATAGGGCAGGAACCCACCGCGGATCCATCCCAGCTTGGACGTGGAATACTGAACCGCTATATGCTCCTCGTTGGCGTTCTCTACATCAGCCAGGTAACGCACCAGGTATTTTGCATTCTCGCTGGTGACCGCTATCCCACGACCAGACAGGCTTACTATCTTATTGGCGGACGTAACCATGGTTTTAGGCACAATGATTTCGTCCCAACGCCCGTTGCGTTTGTAGGCCAGCTTTATCTGCTCCTCCCCAGTCTCCAGGTTCTTCAGCCGCTCAATGGGCAGGATAGGATGATAGCAGGCCAGGATGTCCGTGTATCCCGTGGTGGGGTTCCGAAGGAATATCCCTCCCTCGCCGGCAATCCACTCTTTACACTGCATCCGGTCATAGGGTCCATCAAAATTGGTCCATTGCTCCAGCGTGCAGGGCTGGTTTTTCTTATCACGTTCCCGGCGCCGCATCTCCCGCTCCACACGTTTATAGGCCTTGACCAGTTCCTGGAACTTCTTTTTCACCCCCAGCTCTCCGGCCCGGTCCTCCAGTGACAGCAGCAGCCTTGACTTGTACAGCTCGTCCTCCTGGTCAAACACTTCTGTCAGCACATCATCCGACAATACTGTTTCAGCCGTCAGCTCCTTCAACGGCACCATGCTACCACCTCGCTTCCAATCCGCTTAACTCTGCCTGCACATACAGCTGGTACTGCAGGGCATTGTAACAGTCACACCAGGTATCGCTTAGCGGCTCTGAATGCTCCATATAGGCCCTGTAGATGCTTATGAGAATGTTGTTCAGCCTGCACTTCTCCCTGCCCCGCTCTGCCTCCTTTTGACGCATAATGCGCTGCTTCCGTGCCTGGTAGACCGCCAGCCGACTTGAAAATGTCGGCTCCTTATATTCTCCTCCAAGTCGGTGGAATGCCTCTTTGAAGGAGACATCATCTATCATCATAACGAAGTCAAAGATATCACCATGCTTGCCGCAGGAATGGCAGTGGAAGTCCCGATCATATACCTTGAGTGATGGCGTTCTATCGCCTTGGTGGAACGGGCAGCTAATAAACCCAGCCCGGTTGGGCTGGAACCCATACCGCTCCACCACATTCCTCATGCTGTATGTTGCCTTAATTTCCTCACTGGTCATGGCAATCACCGCCCAGCAGCTCTATGATCCGTTTCCCAGTGTCCTTCTTCTCGCAGAACAGGAACCGGCAGCCATACTTGCGTTCAAATGTGCATAGAATTTTATAAAGCTTATCCCCGGTTGTAGCCTTCGTCTCCCGCTCCATCCATCTGCCTGTATGCGGATCCTTATATCGTTCTACCCGTCTGGGATTCCTCCACCATATCACATCCTCCAGGCATTCAATCCCCCGGCCGTGTTCACACAGAATGATGATTTCAATTCCATGTTCCCTGGCCCGCAGAATTTCATCGCGGAACCGGTTATGCCCCTGGCAGACGTTCCCGCACAGCTCCGTCAGGTCCTGTTTCCGGTCTATAATCAAACGGGGATTATCGTAGTTCATATAATCCCCGACATATAATTTTGATACGAAATGGTCCACACCCTGGCGGTCAAACTCCGCCACAATCTTTCGGATGGCCCGGGCCTTCTCGCGGCTGTCAATCTGTATATTCAAGCAATCACCTCTGTCTAATTAAACGGCAGTCCTTCGTCCTCCACTCCATCAAGAATGTTCATAAACCCATCACCAATCGCACCGACAGGGGCCTGTCTCTGAGACGGAGCTGCCTGCGTATAGCCGCTGCCTGTATCAGATGATACGTTCCTGCTGTCTGCGAATTCCTGGTCATCCAGAATGACATCCGCGGTATATACTTTATGGCCCTCTTTATTCACATAGCTGCCTGTCTGAAGCCTTCCGGAAACAAGGACACGCATTCCCTGACGGAAATACTTCTCCGCAAACTCCCCGGCCCTGTCAAATGCAACGCAGTTAATAAAATCTGCCGCCTGATCGTTGTCCTGGTTCCTGCGTCCTCTCCGGTCCACTGCCAGCGTATACTTCGCAATCGTCATGGAGCGCTCGCCCTGCGAATATCTGATTTCCGGGTCCCGGGTCAGCCTTCCCATAAGAATCACTCTATTCATTTTTCGATTCCTCCGACTCCTTTTTCTTGTATAGTTCCAGTTTTCCCATACAGTCCTTGTACTGGACCACGTTCATTTCCGCTATATCCTTAATGCTGTACATTTTAAGGATCTTCTCCATTTTTAATCCCTTGGCACTGTATTTCTCCACCAGGGACTTCACAGACTCAATCATGGCCGGGGTTACTTTATCCACCCCTTCGTTCTGGTCAGGCTGTGATGTGGATGTTCCATTCTTTGCCCCTGCCGGCTTCTCATTTTCCTGTTTTCCGGATGTCTTTGCGCTGCCCTTTGCGCCCTTGGTGGACGTCTGCCCTTTTCCGGTTGTATTATCCTGGTTGTCCGCATCCTTCACATCATCAATGCAGAACAGGCCATTCAGGGCATATTTCCTGGCATAGCTGCTGGTGCTCCCTGTCACCTGTGACACATCCATTCCCTTCTTTTCCTGTTCCTCCCTCGCATAGGCCGTGTTCTCCACGGTCTCGCCGGATTCACAGTCCACAAACCGGGCCGTGGCCCTGATGTAATACCGGTCCCCAATCATAACCAGCTCGTCTCCGACCACCAGCGCCGCCTTCGCCTCCTGCAGGAGGGGCTTGGCCGCCTCCTGGATATCCTCACAGTTCCGGTAATAGTAGTTTCCGAACTTGTTATACTGGCTCTTAGGCGCTTTCAGTCCAGACTGGACATGCTGCAGTTTCTCATATACATTCATGGTCTACATCTCCTCTATCCGGATAATGGTGTCGTTCGATGCATATTTAATTAAACTCGAAGTCAGTTCTTTGGCTGTAAGCGCTCCCCCTGCCTCCTTCAGGAGTTTCTCCAGCAAATCTGCTGATTCGGAATCAATCTTGACGACTCCATCCCCTCTCGCATTCCGGTTAATTCTGACTTCGCTTTTTCTACTTACAGTAATAATATTCGCCATCAGACATCCTTCCTTTCGTAGTACAGCCCCAGACTGATCATGGCCATCTCCAGCTCCTGCAGTTCGGAATCCGTCCCCACCACCGTATATACTGCGGTATGGGAATCCGGTGCCGTCAACGGTGCGGCGCTCTCCTCATCCACGGACCTTATCTCATCCTTTACGGCTTTTTCCGCTTCTTTGCGGATACGCTCTTCTTCCTCTTTTACGGCTTCTCTACGGATACGTTCCTCCTCGGCCACACGCCGGCGTTCTTCTGCCCGTATCCGTTCAATCCCTGCCTGGTGTCTGCGTTCCTCCTCCTGCCTGCGGCGCTCCTCTTCCTTACGCAATGTCTCTGCCTTCTGGGTCTCATACCGGTTGATGTATGCCAGCGCATCCGGAAGGCTCAGCGTAGCCTGGAATTTCCGCAGGGCATCCTGTACCGCATCGGACTGCATGGCCTCAATGGCCGCCTTGCCTGCCCTGGCGCCGGCTATGGCCTCTGATATTGCCTTTCGGATAGACTTGACAGAGACGCTGGCATTGCTCCACTTGTCCTCCTGCAGACGGTAAAGCGGGAGAAAGTCCGCCATATCGCCGATCTCTTCCATGTAGATCTTCTCTATCTCTGCCTGGCGTTCCTTGATCCGCTTATCCTCAAACGCCTCAATCTGTCCATTGATATGGTTGATCGGCTTGTCCACCAAGGCGGTCAACTGCTTCACTCGGGCGTGGAACTGATTATATGGTTCCATCCACTGTGCCTTGACCTCTTTATCGCTATCTTCTATAGACTTCTTAAGCTTACGCAGACCTGCCACCGTTTTTTTGGCGCCTGCCTTAGTATCCTCTGTGAAAACCACATTGTCATACTGGCTCATTTCAATTACAAGCTGCTTTTCAATCTCGTTAAAGTTTGTCTGAATCTGGCCGGCTACCGGCTTTACCTGTAATACAATTTCTCCCATCATATCCTCCTATTTGTTCGTTGATTCTATGTTTCCTGCGCACCGCGGCGCCTTTCTGACACTGACTGCAGGCCGGGCCATCCGGAATCCGGTACTGGCCGCACACATCACACTTATGCATGTCACGCATCCTGCAGCACCTCCACCTGTTCGTCCGGCCGGAAACTCACATCCGACCGGATGGAACCAAGGTGAAACATCACCACAGCCATACGCTGGAAATGGTGTATTTCATCTATTGTGAGGTCCACCCAGTTGCCATAATCACCATACTCTATATGTATCCTCTGTCCTTGCTGCAGCTCACTGGCTTTAACCTTCATTCCTCCAGGAACACCTCCGCTTCTATCAGCGCTGTCTCCTCCAACACCCAGTCATACATCTCCTTCTTCTCCGTACTGGCTGCCTCGCCTGCCCGGCGGGCCATCCGCTCCCGGAAGAGGAGCCAGAGATGATGGTACTTATCTTCCATGCTTACTCTCCTTCCCGGCCATAATCTCATCAATATGTTCCAGCATGTATGTGTTCGCCCCATCCCGGAAGGCTTCCATGAATTTCCCCATGGCCTTACAAGCCCCCTTCGGCTGCTCACCATGCAGTTTGATTAACATATCCTTGACGGACCGGGCCAGTATAGTCACAGCGTCCCGGCGGCTCATCTTATCAGCAAGAGAAATGTTTTGTATGCAGTATTCCGTACCAATCAGCGATTCCTCCGTCTGTTTCGCCGCAATAACAAACACCGCATTGCTTTCACTAATCCGGATTTCCTCCAGGCTCCCTTCAAAATCATGACTGATTATTCCTTTTATCATCTTGCAATCTCCTTTTAAATCCCTTATACTAAGGGTGATTAGATTTTTTAATTACCTGGACTTTGGACGGCTCCACCCGTCTTGGGTCCTTTTTCATTTCTTCCAATATCTCATTACTTGCTACCTCAGCCCCCGCCTCAATTCTATCTGCGTTACCGGTCATAACAACACCAGATTGGACCATGGCCTGTATGATGATACCTTTAATAACTTGTCTCTGTATTATTCTCATCTCCTCTCACAGTCTCACGCCCATGGCCGCCGCCATGACCACGATAGCTACCATCCACATCCCCAGCAGCCAGATAACCGCCGGTACAATCCACTTAGCTGCCCTCATGATTGGGCCGTCCCGGCGCCTCCTGCACCGTCGGAAGGTCACCATACGTCTATGCCCCATGATATTGGTCATCACCGCGGTAGCCGGCCCCACAAAATCCACGCGCCAGCCGGGATACTGGACCGCTGCTTCGGCGCGGATGCGATGCTCCGCAAACGTTTTAGCTCTCATTGGCTTGTCTCTCCTTTCTACGCTTGTCCTCCATGGCCGCCCTTAGGCGGTCTTTCTCTTCCTCTGAAACCCCAGTGGAAGCATCAGATTGTCCTGCAGCGCATAGGCAATGCGCCGTTTTTCTTCATCAGTCAGTGATTCCATTGGAACATCCTGGCCATCAATTTCTATGTATTTGAATACTTTCAATTTCTGCACTATCACCACCCCTCCCTGGTAGATTGTATGCGGTACCGGTTGTACTTGTTTCCTTCCTCTCATAGTCCTTGCACGGATACCACCGTGTCTGTTCCGGGCACTGGCTATGCCGGCGGGTCTTGCATGTCGCGTTGATATGTACTGCCTCCCTCGTTGCGTTT